ACTATTACGTCAACCAAATAAGCGGTTGTAGTCAAACCTGCTGGTGCGTTGACGATGGTTGCAGCAAGTGTGGAGGAGGTGACAGTCCATAGACCAGCATTAGCTACTCCACCATAAGTGTTAAGATCGGCCCCGGAAGGCAGAGCTCCTCTAGCATAGGAACCTAATCCTTGTTCGCCCTTATCGCCCTTATCTCCCTTATCGCCCTTATCGCCTTTTACGCCCATAGGACCCCTAGGTCCTATTTCCCCACGATTCCCACGAGGAATATAGAACCCAACAGTCTGATCGGGTGGTTCGCCACTAATCCAGGCTTGCGCCATGTTAGGATCGTCAGGAACTAGGGTCATATGTATTCCTTACATGATTATTCGGAAGTTGAGCCCGGTCGATCTTCGGGAGGAAGTTCGTCCTGAGGCGTATCGGTGCAAATTGCACATTGACCAGTCGGTATGAAGGGATCGATATCCACACAATCACCATCATGTGTTTTACGTGCCATGGACTACTCCTTAAATATTAGGGATTGTGCCATTAGAGACACCGGGAAGAGATGTGGGCCAAGGCTCATTAGTTAGCCAACTACCAACTGCCCAAACTCCAGCATACAAACGAGGCCAGGTTCCACCAGTAGCAAAGCCACCCCAGTTTGAATCGATCAGGGGTACTACGCTCACATATGCTGGATTGTTCCAGTCACCTGCCGGGTTAAGGAAACATAGCTTTTGACCGGAATCTCCGCCATTATTCCCCCATTTAACGATAGGTGAATCGCTTCTTCCGGATGATCGAAATCCAGGAGGGAGTATACAAAGGCGGTTAGTCGAGGGGCTGTAATCCTGCTTAGGCTGGATAGCCCTTGTCGTAGCGAGGTATACTACGTTTCCGATTCGACGGAGCTGTAGATCAGCAGCGGTAATCGCGGCAGATGTTTGCGGTGGACCGAAGTAACTGCCCGCAGCATCAATTCCATAGGTCGCATCGGTAGCTATACTTCGCCAACCAGTATCTCCATAAATCATCTGCTCACGACTATTGAGATGATCCCAAATATAGACTGTTCGTCCGGCAGACTGATCAATCCGTTGGGAGCTGTAGTTGATCCAGCTAGACCACGCACCACCGAAGAACCTTCGCCAGAAAATTGTTCGAACTACCGCAGCTGATCCACCACCATATGGCATGAATTTTTGAATCACTTCACCCGTATTAGCGGCTTCGTAAATTGCCAGTGCTCCACTACTAAGAAGTGGGTAATTCAAAAGAGCCGTAGCGTTAGTGGCTGTAGTTTGTCTATATAATCCAGGTGTCTTGAGGTCATCAAGATTAACTGTCGAACTCAATACCGTAGCGGCATTGAATCCACCAGGATCACCTTTCGGCCCCTGTGGAAAATAGAACTCGAAGTCAAGTTCCGCATCTTCCTTAGTGATCCAAACCTGAGCCTTAGTTGGATCGGTTGGTGTACGTGCCATCTAAGGCCTCCTTAAGTGTTGGAAATAGAACCAGAAGCGGTACCCGGAAGAGACGTCGGCCAAGATTCAGCAGTCGTCCATTGTACTTCGCAAAATCCACCGGTTCCATATACTGCGACACCTCTTGTACCAAAGGTCATTCCACCCGAAGTGAGTTGAAGAAACGCTACTTCAGCATTGGATTTGGGGAAGAGGATGGTGCCCGCACCATGAGTTCGAATGAATCCCGCTGGAATCTGTGTGAAAATGTCAGCGGTAGCAGCAGACGGGTTAAGCTGATATATTTTGAATGATACCAGGTTATTAACCCGACGTATTAACACGCTATTTGCTGTCCAACCATTAAGCAATCCTGTTGAACTAAGTTCTCGCCACCCAGTGTCTCCATAAATTAGCTGGTCACGGTTATTGACATCGTCCCAAACGTATATAGCTCGACCAGCTGACTGATCAACTCTCTGACTTGCTATGAACTGCCATGGTGTCCAAGAGGTAACCATATTTCTCTGCCAAAACCCCCTATAGTTTGTTGCTAAAGGGTAGAAAAGTTGAGTGACGATGGTCGATGCTCCACGAAGAACGATTAGATGTCCACCGAGGTTATCTTTCGGATGATTAAGGACTGTTGTAGCATTGCCGCTAATCGCTCGATAAATACCAGCATCAGTGTAGTTATTAAGATCCGAACCAGTACCTAGCGTTACAGCAGTAGTTAGTCCACCGGGATCACCCTTAGGGCCTGTAAGACCCTGGGGTCCGACAGTTCCAGGAGCAGCTGGTCCAGTAATAGTCAGGATGTCACCAATATTAAGTGACGGACCAATCTCTCCTCGGGGGAGAACTAAGTCCAACTTTAGATCAGGTGCTACCCCTGAAATATCTGCTTCAGCGATAGATCCCGGTGAGCTTGTGATGACGTTTCCTACAGAGAAACCTGTAGCGTGTGCTACCGCGGCATCTCTAGCTATTACCGATTCATCGCGAGCAGATTCCGACCCTGACTTAGCAATCTCTGCTGCGTTCTGAGCTTCTTCAGCTCCAACTCGTGCTACCTCGGCATCATCCCGAGCACCCTTAGCGACACTTGCGTGACCGGCTGCGGAGGCCTGAGAGGCAGCGGCATTGTCTTTAGCGATTTCAGCCGCATCCCGGTAAGCCAGAGCCTGTGCTTCACTGAGATCTGCTTCTTGTGCAGACAACAAAGCGTTCGTTGCGCTATCGGAAGCTGCTGTAGCTTTGGTAGACGCAATAAGGGCGGAAGCCGCAGCGGAATCCTGAGAGGACGTCGCTGCGGCTTCAGAATTGGCTGCCGACACCTTGGCAAGACGAGCCTGTTCAGCAAGGTAGTCCGTGTAGACGTACCAAATATGATCAGGCACTGCGGTTGACTTGAGTGACGAGACGTTGACCTGAGTCAGGTCTGTGAAATCGACAGGACCCTCGGGAGGCACGACCACATACGTAGTCTTGGTCCGGAGACCTTCGATCCTCTCGTCCACACGCCACACCCAATCGGTACCTGTGGCGGCGACATCTACTTCGAAACCTCCGGAGAGGTCCAGTTCGATAGCAAATCCCGCAGGCTGCACTACCTCATCGGGAGACCCGGAAATAATGCGTCGCTCTGTGGGGGTCCAAATGAAAAAGCCCTGCATCGGACGGCGAGTACCATCCGGGTTAGGACGAGTTTGTAGCGTACGGACGAGAGTCATCGTTTTTCCTTCGTTAGAGCTCTATCGGGCTAAGAAGAAAATCGGGAACCGGAGTCTCACCAGGGAGAAGTTCGGTGTCTTCGATCTCCTCATACACCCATGAGAGATTGTTCTCCTCGTCAACATGTTGACGAGATACGATTACTGTAGCCATTAAATCTGCGCTCCGTCATCATAAATTTGGTAGAAGGCCTGTTCGTTACCTTGACTGATGACCGTTAGCGTTCCACCACCAACAACTCGCTGAATTCGGAATTTAATCTGAGTGGTAACATCGGATGTTGGGCGATAATACGCCGTAAGACCACCACTGTGCTGAGTCATACTGGTACCGGCAAGAATGCCTTTTGTACGACCGCCAATAACGGTCAAGTTAGAAAGGCTGGACGCCGCATCGGCTACCGGTGCACTTGAAATACTCCAATAAAACAGATCTCCGATAGCACTCTGAAGATATGAAGTATCCCATACGATTCGGTATTTACGACCAGCCTTAAAAGTAAATGTTGCGAAGTTGTTGATGATTGCATCAGCAACTCCACCGCTACTTGAGGCAACGATGTTCTCATGTACAAGACCGAGAGAGCGATTGTCAACATAAGGTAGTGGATACCAACCAGCCGTCTTTGGTGCTACAACACCAGGAACTGTGAGTCCAGTCGTACCTGTAACGGCGAAATACGTTTCAAGAATGCCAGTGGTTACGTTATACCAAACGACAGCTTTATTAGCGAGCGCTACCTTTTCAGCATCGGTTGTTGGCGATCCAAAAAGAGTGTTTCGCTGAGTTGATGTACCACCAGGAGTTCCATGGAGACCGTTAACTCCGGGGATTCCTTGGATTCCTTGAATACCCTGAGGACCTCGAACATTACCGGCATCGATTTGAGCACCGTAACGAGTAGTGAGCATAAGGTTACCGACACCACTAACGCTACCTCCAACAACCGTAGTGTCTTCGATTTCCTTCATGCGTTCGGCGGTATAACCATTAACTGTAGCCATGATTCCTCCTTTCTAAAGAGAGCTGATTTGATAGGTGTCTTCATCGACCATGACGGCAGATGGCCAGTCGATTTCGAACTTGTCGGATGTGAGCATTGCGATGATTGAGTCGGGACCTTCAGCAGTCCAAGTACCATCGCCATTATCGGTGATCTTAAGAAGTGCATTCTCGATGAATATCGACAGCAGCTCTTGCGGATTCGGAAGCCGAGGTTCAACAGTATCTGAACCGTACAGAATCTCTTCGATAGCGGTCAGAGCCCATGGATATACCTCACGAGAGTCGAGGACAATGTGAGCGCCATACCGGAAACCGAATGCGGGATCCACAAACTTCTCAGGACGAGTGGAAATCTTCCAGTTGAAGGTTGACGGATCAGTGTCATCACCGATTGTCGAGAATGCTCGGTTAGTGGGGCTAGCCATAGCGTTGTACACGATATGGATCTTATAAGCGTGATCAAGTTCCTGTATATCGTTACCAACGAGGGTGCGATATGACAGGCAGAACGGCTTTCGATCCTGCTGACCGAGGTACATGCCCTGTGCGATCTCTTCCGAACCGTCGCACTTGGCGAAAGCAGCAGGGTAAGTGAAGGCTTCGATCGAGGCTTTGAATTCTTCAAGACCGGAAACCGAAATGTACGGAATCCCATCCTGGTAGTGCTGTTCGATTTCGCCACCGGAAGGAGACTCATCGACTGAGATTAGGCCGTTCCAGGCATAACCTACGCCATCGATGTAGAGGACACCACGATCGGTGCCAGCTTCGTAGTACTTTTCGCCGACGGCGTCCCAAGTTAGTTGGGTCATGATGGTCTCCTTCCTTTAGCCTGATGTTCCTAGTTTGGCGAGACGCTGCTCGTTCAATTCGCGGTTTCGCTGAGCGATCTCCCGCGGGCTCATCTTCCGGTTCTTGTCTGCCGGTGCGTTCTTTTCATTCAGAACTTTGATGAGCGTGATGAGTCGGTTTAGATGCCAGTGTTCGGCTTCGAAGGGGA